TCCCATTACCGCCCCAAGTATTTTGGAAGCGGGCTTAAACCACATGAGTAACCGCGCAGACACCTACGACAAACCCGAAGGCGAGCGTTCCATGGCAGCAACAGTTGCCGCATATAAAGCCGTGACAGGCGGTACTGAATTGAATTCAGAGGAGCAAGGATGGCTATTCATGCTGCTATTGAAAGCAGTACGCAGCCAACAGGGAAAATTCAAATTGGATAACTATGAGGACGGTGCAGCTTACTTTGGATTAGCCGGAGAAGCCGCAGCGAAAGAGCGTGGAATCACTTCCGTCTCCACCACAAGAACAGTAAAGGAATAACGAATGTCAGCCTACACCAACATTGACGGAATACCCCTCTCGGTAGCCGTGTTTTTAGCAACCGACTATTACGATTACGAACCTGGCGTTATTTCGGCAACCAGCCTAATCAAACCAGTACGTCAGACCATTCTAGCTGGCCGTGTACCTCCAGCAGAAAAAGTGGTGGATATTTCCAGCCTAGTGAAATCCAGAATGGGTACCGCCATTCATGATGGTATCGAAAAATCATGGAAAACCAACTACGGCAACGCGCTCAAATCCTTGGGCTACTCCGATGAAATAATCTCCCGTGTTGTAATCAACCCCACAACGGATGAGGAGCTTCCGGCAAATGCCATTCCGGTATATATGGAGCAGCGAGTCTACAAGGAGTTTGCTGGCGTAAAACTATCAGGAAAATATGACTTCATTGCTGAAGGTCGGCTGGAAGATTTTAAAAGCACATCTGTCTACACCTATTTAAAGGGCACGAAAGACAGCGACTATCAATTGCAGGGGAGCATTTATCGCTGGCTTGATCCCCACGTTATTACCCAAGACCACATGGCTATTCAATTCATTTTCACAGACTGGATGCCCGGACGTGCTGCAGCCGACCCAAAATACCCAAAGAAAGCAACGCACGCCCATTTGATTCCTCTGCTGTCTCTGGACGACACAGAGCAGTATGTAAATTCCAAGCTAACCCAGATTAACCGCGCCAAAAATCTTCCAGAGGAGGAGCTTCCTCGATGTAGTGACGCCGATCTTTGGCGATCCGCCCCTGCGTTCAAGTATTACAAAAACCCCGAAAAGCGCTCGCGTGCAACAAAGAATTTTGACAACGCTGCCGATGCCCATGCCCGGAAGGCTGCAGACGGCAACGTGGGGGTTGTTGTCGAAATTCCAGGGAGAGCGGTGGCTTGTCGTTACTGCGCCGGATTTGCCCTGTGTACTCAGAAGGATGAGCTGCTCGCTACGGGAGACCTAGAACTTTGATTAGGAGAAACCAATGAAACCCTTCAATGAAATGTCGTATCACCCGACTACGGAGCAGTTGGTGAAAGTCATATGTGACCGGGTGCAGAACAACAGCCCTCACTTTTTTCGAGTACACGTTGCGTATTATTTTGCGGTCGTCGCTGCAATGATGCGCTGTCAGGTAGCCACTCAAGATCGCGGGAATATTCCAGTGAACTCCTACGCTATTAACCTAGCACCATCAGGTTTTGGTAAAGGCTATTCAACTAACATCATCGAAGAAGAAGTCATTAAGGCGTTCACCAGCCAGTTTATTGCACATACCTTCCCCACCCTAGCCGAGCAAAACTTACCAGTAATCGCGAATACCCGTGCACAAATTAAAGGTACAGATCCTGACGAGGAGCTGGAACGTGCCCGTAAGGAATTTGATGATAACGGTTCGATGGAAACCGTTTTCAGCTCTGCAACCGGCTCTGCTATAAAGCAATTCCGGCATAAATTATTAATGGCGAACTCAGGTTCAATCAACTTTCAGGTTGACGAGATTGGTTCGAACCTCACCGGAGAGGTTGAAGCTCTAACTGCTTTTCTGGAACTGTATGACGCAGGACGTATTAAGAATAGCCTTCGAAAAAATACAGCCGAAAACCGACGTAATGAGCATCTTGACGGGTGCACACCAACCAACATGATGCTTTTCGGTACACAAGCCAAACTAATGGATGGTGGACGTGCCGAAGAAGAACTGTACTCCATGCTCGAAACGGGTTATGCCCGTCGTAGCCTTTTTGGGTTTGAACGGACTCAGCAGCGACCTTCCAATCGAACTGCCGAAGCTGTATTGGATTTACGTATTAATAAGCAGTCAAGCCAGTTCATTGATGGCTTGTCACGTCAGTTGGCTGCGTTGGCGGACCCGGTAAATGCTCACCGTAAACTTACCGTATCCCGTGAAGTATCCCTGCTTTTCATTGAATACCAATTGGATTGCGAAGCGCGTGCCTCTGATTTACCCGAGCACGCAGACCTACGTAAAGCCGAACTTTCACATCGCCATTCAAAGGCTGCAAAGCTAGCGGGCGCATATGCTTTTGTCGATGGTTCCCCTGTCGTAACAGAAGACCATGCGTATTACGCAATTAAGCTGGTTGAGGATTCGGGTAATGCCTTTTTAGAGTTACTCCACCGAGAGCGGCCCCACGTAAAGCTGGCGAAGTATTTAGCCGATGTGGGACGTAAGGTGACCCATGCAGATCTGGTAGAAGACCTGGCTTATTACCCCAAGTCGTCCAACCAGCGTAACGACATGCTGGCGCTAGCGACTGCATATGGCTACCAGAACAACATTATCATCAAAAAGCAGTTTACAAATAGTGTTGAGTTTCTGCAGGGAGAAGCCCTTCAACCTACCGAGCTAGACAAATTGGTAGTCAGTTACAGTCAGGATATTGCACAGGGTTATCGTAACGAGTTGGCCCCCTGGGACAAGCTGCACTTACTTACCCAAAACGCGGGACTGCATTGGGTAAACCACCATGTACAGAATGGGCATCGTCAGGACGAAAGCTGTATACCTGGATTCAATATGGTAGTTCTCGATGTAGACCACGGCATCAACCTCTCTACCGCAAAGTTGTTGCTAGAAAATTATAAAGCACTCTTCTACACAACTAAGAGACACACAAACGAAAACCCCCGCTTCCGTATCATCCTCCCAACGAACTACACGTTAAAGCTCGAACTCCATGACTTCAAACAATTCATGAAAAATCTGTTTGAGAGCATACCCTTTGAGGTCGATTCCCAGACGGGACAACGTGCTCGCAAGTGGCTATCCCATAACGGTGCCTACGAGTACCAGGACGGAGAGCTCTTTGATGTTTTGCCATTTATACCTCAAACCGCAAAGGACGCAGAACGTAAAGAACTCCTGAAAGACCAACAGGAAATGGACAACCTAGAGCGGTGGGTGATCAACAGCTCCGGCGAAGGCAATCGCAACAACCAGTTATTACGTTACGCATTGGTGCTTGTGGACGCTGGCTTTGATTTCGAAGGCGTACGCAGCCGTGTTTCCTCACTCAATGAAAAGATGATAGACAAGCTAACAGAAGCCGAGTTGCTTGGGACCGTCATGGTCACAGTGGGAAAGAAGCTCTCACAAAAATAATTACTGGGGCCATTCGGCCCCTAAATGCAAACCTTAATTAGGAACCTTTGTTATGGCGAATAACAAAAATATCGTGCTCATCATGGGAGGCCCAAACACAGGGAAATCCACCTCATTAATGAATCTACACAATCAAAACAAAATGGTGTACCTGAACACGGATCTGAAAGAGTTACCGTTTAAAGATAACTTTCTTAAAAGCGTAGAGGTAGCAGACGCCGCCTCTGTACTCAGTTTCATTACTGAGATTGAGGCAGCACCGCAGGTTGAAGGCGCTGTTTTGGATACGCTGACATTTCTTATGGCGATGTACGAACGCCAGTACGTGACGAACTCAGCGAACACACAGCAGGCGTGGGGTAATTACGCCACGTTCTACAAAGAACTGATTCATACCATCAAAGCAGGCAGTAAGGACTACGCGATACTGGCTCACGCCTCTTCGGAACTGAACGAGCAAGCTATGCGAATGGAAACCCGCGTACCCATTAAAGGGTCTGTAGGGAAAACTGGCGTAGAGGCAGACTTCACGACAATTTTAGGAACCGCTCAGGTTCCGATTAATGTTCTGGAGGGGCACTCGAATGCACTTCTTCACATCACCCCCGAAGAGGAAGAAGACGGCTTTAAGCATGTCTTTGTAACCCGAGTCACGAAGAACACCATCGGTGAAAAGATGCGATCAGCTATGGGGCTATGGAGCCGTGATGAACTGTACATCGACAACGACTTAAACCAGGTATTCCAACGTCTTCGCGATTACTACGGTACTGGAGCTGTCGCCGCTTAAAGGGAGACCTCCCCTTTTCGCACCCCAAAATCAAATAACGGCGTAATTTACGTCACTACTATTAATCCATGAGGATTTATTTATGAATGCACTAGCACAACTTACTGTTGACGAAACAATGAATGCCGGTACAGATTCCGTTGGTAGCTCTGGCCCTTGGGATTCAGATATTTACCAAACCACGGTAGAAATGGCCTACATGCAAAAATCCGATTCCGGTGCACTGGGTATTCACCTTACGCTAAAAGGTGCTGATGAGCGTTTGTTACGCCAATCGGTCTACGTTACGGGTGGTGATGCCAAGGGTAACCTGCACTACTACGTCAAAGACGGAAAAAAGAACCTGTTGCCCGGTTACGTGATGATCGACGCTTTGGCGCTACTTTCAGTCGGCAAACCACTGTCACAGCTCGCACCAGAAAACCGTATTATTAAGGTTTACGACTTTGACGCGCAGGCCGAAGTACCGGCAGAAAAAGAAGTACTGGTTGAACTACTTGGCCAGCCCATCTACACCGCAGTACAGAAGCAGGTTGTAGACAAAAACGTGAAAGGTGCTGATGGTAGCTACGTACCTTCAGGAGAAACAAAGGAAGTAAATGAGATAGACAAATTCTTCCGCGCCAAGGACAAAATGACCCAGGCGGAAATTTTGGCCAATGCTTCCGAAGCCGCCTTCTTCAATACTTGGAAAACCAAGTGGGAAGGTCAGGTACGTAACCGCGCCAAAGGTGCTGCCAAAAGCGGGACAGCCGGCGCCCCCGTTACTTCAATTGCCACTGCAAAACCTACCGGCTCTTTGTTCGGCTAATTTCCCTCCACCACTGACATAACAGGGATGTTAAATGGTTGATGCTTCTCACTGCAGTACGGACCTTGCAGTGAGTCTCCCCGGATATAGTTATGTCAAAAAAGATCGCCATTATTGGTGTCGATCCCGGAGTTAAAGGGGCATTTTGCCTTATATGCCCGGAAACACGTCAAACCGCGTTCAAACCTACCACGTTACCCGCCAGAGAACTCTATCTTTGGTTACGCCGCATAGCCAACGAATACAACCTTGCTGTGTGCATGATTGAAAATGTAGGGGCCATTGCAGGCTCGGCAGCCAAAGCAACCTTTGCTTTTGGTAGTAATGTTGAACGTGTAAACATTATTCCAGAAATTGCAGAAATACCGGTAGATAAAGTACGCCCTAAAGCGTGGCAAAAGTATGTCGGCTTAGTAGTTCCTAAACGACTTACGGGTAGCGAGAACGCAAGCAAGCGTAAATCTTTTATAAAAACTGAAGTCGCTGCAATCGCGAAACGTCTCTATCCATCTGCAGAAATACACGGCCCTAAAGGCGGCCTACTGGATGGACGGTCAGATGCATTGATGATCGCTCATTACGCCGCTCGAACCTTAAACATCACATTGTTAACCGAAGGAAATATTGAATGAAAATCCAATTGAATCAAGAAGAACTCGAAACCGCCGTTAAGGATTACGTCCGCACTATGGGATTTAGCGGTAAGGTAGATACCATCAACTTTACTGCCACTCGTAGTAATGGCATCGAAACTGATGTTGAAATCGGTCAGCTTCACTCAGTAGAAGTTACTACCTCCAGTTCCACAGACAGCGCTACAAATACCCAACCCGCCTCGACGGCTAAGAAAGCCAAAACCGAAAAGCCGAAAGCGGAGACAAAACCTGTCGATAAGAAGTCGGCCCCTGTTGAGGATGCTGTAAATGACTCTCCCGACGACGCTGTTCCAAAGAAGAAGGAGGAAGACGAAAGCCTCTTCGGCTAACGTATGTACCGCCTCTGGAATTTACTAAAGTGGGTATTATCTTGGGCGGGAGGTATTATCGGTACGATTGCCGTACTGATAATACTGCTAGTTTCCTATATTGCCCCTTACGTTTGGATAGGCGTCATCATTTTGGTGCTCATTGTTGGAGGGATCAAAGAAGGCCTGGACAACTGTACTAAAAAAGAAAAGCCCCCTTAATTTAGAGGGCTTATTTTATACAATTTTATTAACGCAAACACTAACTCACAGCAATACTAGCGGGTATTGGATCACCCCCACCAAATCCTCCTCCGCTTTCATCATCGTCATCCTCTTCGGGTTCCCGGCGCGTCTGAGTAATGTCCGGCTTGCACCACTGTCTTGTAGGCTCAAAAGTCTGATGGATCTCGGTAAATTTAACACCGGAATCTCGTAACCATTTTGCGCAAGGACCACAGATTTTTTTACTTACCCCAATGTGAATAATATCCCCGAGGTGGTAGCCATTAGCGGTTAACCACTCCAATGCCCACATCTCGGCATGTAATCCAGACACCCCTGATGTTGGTGCCTCCAGTACATCGTTACTTTTACACTCCGTTTTCACTCTTTGGAGAAGACCGCGACGACTCCGCTGAGCAAAGACAATATATCTGCCCGATCGCATTTGAACGATTACTGTAGCACTATGATTGAGATAGTTTGGATTATTTCCCGCACGAACAGCACTATGAGCCGCAGCTGCGGCGTTATCAAGCCGATGTAATGTGGCGTCATCAGTATGGACAAAGTTTCTTCGCGCTTCCTCCGCCATAGCTCGATGGCGCGCTCTCGCCAATCTTGTCGCTTCATCGGCGGCAGCAATTTGACGCCTTATTCTAGCTTC